ACTCTCTAGCAATGATTCCAAGGGTAGCTGTAGGTATGAAGTTCATGTCAACTGAAGGGTAACGCTCTGGATCGAACTGCATATACCTAAAAGCAGCCTTTTTGATGAAAGGAACAAGGAAATCTTCTTGGAAGTTGACCAATGTACGCTTGTACTTCTTAATGATAGAAGCAACCGCCATTGACATACCACCCCCATCACGGGTAGCTTGTGAAACCATCCCGTTAGAGTCAAGCGTACCAGTAGCTTGTAGCAACATTCGCTCAAAGTCTTTGGCAGTTGCTAGATTGTTTGAGTCAGTCTGACCAAACTTGAATGGATACAGGATTTCATTGGGGTTGCCATTGGTGAGAATGGCTTTACCAGCCTTAATCTCAAACTTCATGCCACGGGGCAAACGTGTGGCATCCATAGCAACCATTGGGGCAGTGGTCAAAGCGAGTGAATCCAAGTGAGCCCTAGTCTGAGCATCAATAGCTTTCTGCATATTGAAGGCTTTTTCCACTGTACCTCGCCCCAACAAGCGATTAGGCACTGTATCGTCTTGGTACGATAAAACAGGCCTGTCTTTCATCATGTAAGGGTTTTCTTCAGCCTTCAATAACATACCATCGTTGGCAATTACGACAATGGCTTCTACCATGTCTGAGTAGTCTTCTGCCGCTGAATTCTCAGGGAACAACTCAACAATGTCTTTGTTTTCTTCCATGTTGTTTAAATACTCACGGGGTACTAATCCGTAGTATGTCAACAACAATACCTTCTCATCTTGGTACTGGCTAATCTCTTGGGTAGGCTCTAAGTCAGTATCTTCATAAGTAGGAGTGATGTTTACCTTGCGGTAGATACCTTTCTCAATCCCCTCAACAACCTTGTGGATAGAGACATACTTCTCAATAGCCACACCCATACAGTCATCAATGCTTGTCCCATTGGGGTCAAACAAGAAGTTCTTGGGATTGATAGGCATGATCTTGACAGCAATGCGCTCTTTCTCCATCACGCCAATTGCAGCTTGACCCATCTGATTAGGAATAGGCTGAGTAGAAGGAATATATTCTTTCTCAGTCTTGACGATGATCTCGCCAATGCCAGTACCATAGATTTCTGCCATCAACTCAATCTGGTCAATGGCTTTACGAATCTTGTCTTTCTTGAAGTCTTCCATCAACTGATTCTTGATTTGCTCAACATCAATTGGATTGCCGTTCACATCCTTGATGTCATCTTCAATATCAAAGAAGTCGCCTTGACCAAAGATAGCTTCCATGATCTCAGCATGGCGAGTCTCTACAGCTTGTTGTGTGGCAGGGGTAACTATGCGGCTACGCTCAGACTCACGGGTCTTGTCTTCAGAAGCCCACTGACCACGGAAGATGCGCTCATACTCTAGATAATCAGGAAGAAAGTTAGTATCTCGCCAATCTCTCCACTTATCACAATGGCTGGTAATGAAATCGGTCAACTCTTTATCAGCCTCAGTAGGCTCATAAAATTCGTTTTGTTCTAGCTTGACTTCTTTGTCTGTTGCCATAGTGTTACCTTATTGATGAACCGATTGTATTTCCAAAGGGGTCAGAGTATGTGGGGGATGTTGCAGGAACTGGCATCCGCAAATCTTGAGGTGTCGCAAATGGGCTAAGACCTTGCTGAATACGACCCAAAGCAAACTGCTGTGCCTTTTGGTAAATCTCAGGTGTTGGCTCTCCACCCATACGCAACAGTTCAATTTCTTGGGGCAACAATGTTGGGACAATCAAAGGATGCTGAATTACTTGACCATCCAACTCAAAGGAGGATGACAATTCAGTCATTGGCATACCCTCTGATGTAGGGATAGCACCCATATAGCCACGACCTTTGATTTGAGGTTGATCGGCTAATGACTCAGAGTATCGCAATCCAAATGGCGCAAGAGGGTTTGCTACTGGCGCATTGAAATACTCAGCGAACATCCCGCTAACTATTCCTTGCCCTGCATTACCCATTGTTGCCATCTATATCCCCGAAATAATATCTAATGGTTGCCACTCATCTTCTTGGTCATCAACAAAGTATGAGGTTACAGCCAGTTGGTCAATGTAGGACAGAGCATCGGGTAAGTCATCGTGAACACCTTGGGCAGGGAACATCAACAATTGATCTTTGAATTCATCCCAATCTTCCTCAGAGTTCAGCACAATACGCCCATGCTCAAACCTTCCTTGGAGACTCCAGATAATCCTGTCAGTCTTTTTCCTGTTGCCATGCGTTAAGTCTACTATATGGGAATATACATTATTTTTCCGCATTAGATCACTCAAATACGGCAAAACAGCGTTTTTTAATGCTCCACGCTCAATTCCAACACTCAAAGGTCGGTATTCCCTCATCTTTAGCAAAATCGTAGCAGCAGTCTCCCTGATGTCCCACCTGCCAAAAGCAATCTCTTTGACAAACCATTTGCCCTCATCAGTTACCTTAACTACAGCAATGGCAGTCTGGTCTAGCCTTTTCTTGGAATTAGCTGCTTGTTTAGCAACTTCCTCAAATCCAGCCAAGTCACAGGCTATGAAGTAAGAGCCATACTGAGGTTCTTCCCCGTACTTAATCCATTCTTCCTTGAAGACATCTGACCCCGCATTGTCAAAGGATGCCATATACTCTTGCTTGAAGGCGAATGAACTTAGGGTTTTCTTCGCACTCTCAATTTCATCAGGGTCTATCAAAGGGTTGTCTTTGGTGGTGAAATGCCATGCTTTCCAATCCTCGTCTTCCTCTGACTGCCCAAGCTTAAAGATGTCATAGAAAAAATTGCGACCCTTGGGAGTGCCGATAAACATAGCCCTACCCTTTTTGTCTGACAGAGAAGCACGAATAACCTGTTCCCATGCTTCAGGTTTGATGTCTGCAACCTCGTCAAGCACAGCGTAGGTGAGAGACACTCCTCGCAAAGTATCTGGTCTATCTGCACCTCGGACATATATCTTTGCTCCGTTTATCAAGGTAATGTCCATGTTATTGATGTGACTAGCAGAGATAACGTCTCTACCCAACTCCATCAATACATCCCAAATAATCTGACGAGCCTGTCCATTGGTAGGTGCAACATAAAGCACAGCAGACCCTGCACTACACTGCAAACCCTCAATTAACAGGGTGATGGCTGAGAGTCTTGACTTACCGCAACGCCGCCCTGCCGCAATGACTTTAAACCTTGTTTTATCAGCAAATACCTCTTGTTGCCAAGGAAGGAGGCTGCTAAAGTTTAGATCAGACATCTTTGCTTTCTATATCTTCAGCTTCTATTGTGTTTTCACCAATGGTTAGGCCACCAATGCCAGAGATCGTAATGTTTACAGCACTTCTCTGATTCTTCTCTTTTTCAAACAAAGCAACAGGAAGCATCCTATCCATACATAGCTTCAAAGCAGCCATTTGTGCAGGGTGGTTATCATCAAGGGCAATCTGAACAGTCTTTTGGACAACATTGACTCCAGCACTGTTTATCAACAAATCCTTGAGTTCTTTGACTCTTTGGTTCTCGGTTTTGGGCAACATAGCTAATGGCTTGGCATCAGCATACTTTGCCATAGTTAACTTTCCCGAACCCTTTGGGCGACCTTTTTGTTTTTTCAGTTGTTCAGGGAGTGCATCTACTACGTTCATCTTTTGTCCACAAGAGGGAAGTTAGCGCATACTTTACATGAGAACAGGATTCTTGTATAGTGACATCAAACGGGGGCATCACCCACCCCTCTATGCGGTTGAGCCGACCAAGTAGGATAAACGTAGTGAACCATGTAGTTCTCAAGTAAAGACTAACATCTTGAACGGGGCTTGTAGCGTGGAGAGATAGCACTGACAAGCATCTCTAACTTAGATAAACGAGAGGCTCTCCTTTAAAAGGATCACCCTCACTCACGGGTGTCTACTCCTGTTCGTCAACTAACCTTGCTTGTTGTTAACACTACGATTGGCTTTTCCAGTGCGGAGGAGGGTACACAAATATTTACACACAGCACACCACCCCTCCCCCCCATAGTAAGCACTAACTAACATAAACAGAGTAAGCACTAACTAACTTAGGCGAAGTGAACACTAACTAACATTAGATGCAAATGAGAATCACTCGCATTTAGGTAAACGCAAATGAGAATCATTCGCATATAGGATGTATGCACCATAATTTAGATTAGTTTTACATTGTGGTAAATCAGGGATAAAGTACTGGGTATAGATACAGCTTAGGGTAAGTACTAGTTTAGACTTTATTGTTTAGAATCATAGACTTAACCGTTATCAATTTTATATGGCATGATTCTATTATGTATATATATGTAAGGGTTAGAAAAGTCCTTACGATTCATTAATATTTTTTGAGAGGCTTAACATGAATAATCCATACAAAACAATCCTACGGGGTTTAGGTTTACCCTACAAAACAATCCTAGGTGAATCTTCATCTAAGACAATCAAAGGGGAGAAAATAGGTTTTTTAACGGGTATCGTTTACTTAGTACCCGATGACATTATTTGCCCGTTAGCCAAAAAAGCTGGGTGTTTTTATGGCTGTTTAAAGTCCGCTGGCAGAGGCGCATTCAATTCTGTCCAATTAGCTAGACAATCCAAAACCGATTTTTACTACAAAAACCGACAAGCTTTTTTATTGTCTCTCTGCGCCGATGTATGGACGTTACACAATAGGGCTAGAAACCTAGGTTTAACCCCTTTGATTAGACCTAATGGGACATCGGATATCCCATATGAGAATTTACCCGTTATCGATGGGAAAACAATTTTCCAATTATTCCCTAATGTTCAATTCTATGATTACACTAAACACCCATCTAGAAACCTAGACGGGAAAACGTGCGGTAATTACGATTTAACCTACTCGTTTAGTGCTATTACCCCAAAACCGATATCTATCAAAGGGTTAACCAATAAGCACAATTCCCGTGTAGCTGTGGTTTTTCAAAAACAATCCGATATTCCCAGCACGTTTAGAACATGGGACGTTATCGATGGAGATAACACCGATGTTAGACACATAGAAGCAAAAGGTGTTGTTGTTGCCCTTTATGCTAAGGGTAAGGCTAAACGGGAAAACAATGGTTTTGTTCAAATTAAAGGGGTGCATTATGCGTAAAACCATGTTAGCCCGATATGCTGGGGTATGCGCCGATACTGGGGTACGTTTTCGTAAAGGTGATGAAATAACGTATTGCACAGTTACCCGTAAAGCTTATTTAGTTGAGAAGGGGGATTGTCAAATTGATACCACACCCAGCACTAAACGGTATATATCGGACGTTTACCGTTTTGACGGTGGAAAAGAGATATATCGAAATAAGAAGGGTTTATGTATTGATGCACCGTGCTGCGGGTGCTGTACGGGTTGAATAGTGCATAGAGTGAAATATACCCTTCTACGGGTATATTTTGCCCTATACATTGTGTGTAGGGGTTTACCGTGCCACACGGGTAATAGGTGTTAATGTGACAATTTATCAAGAAAACGGTTTTGATAACCGTAAAGCTTATTTAATCGATCTAGCCGATTCATACGGGTTAGATCATTCTATTGTTTTTGCTCTAGCCGATATGCTGGGATCTACTGAGGATTTCGACGGTCTAGTTAACAGTTTAGAAGATATTCAATATGAAGGGGGTTATTAATAATGCAAAATAAATTCAACACACTATCCGAATGCTTAGAATCGGAAAATATCTCCCATATGTGGGACGGTCGACCGTTATCCTATGATCAAACGCTGGGTTTAACCTATGGGGACGGTACAAAATACGGCCATTATGTATCGGTTTATAGGGATGAACGGGGTCTATATGAACGTCCTATTCATTATTCCCGTAATTAATGCATAGACTGTAGACTCTTATTCATAGGGGTCTATGGTCTAGGTTTTGACTAACCTAGAATTTCAATTAATCATTTAAAGGGTTTCAACATGGAAAAAATTGATCAAATTATTGTAGGGGTGAGCCTTACTGGGTTTATGTGCTTAATGTTAATTATTGGATTATGGGGTTAAGCATGACTCAAATTGAATTAAATCAAAAATCAGCCTTTGCCCTAGGTTTTTATCATGCACTCTATGACGGGTTTCAACATAACCCGTTTATGGATCAATACTATAACGAGTACAAAAAAGGGTATGACGCTGGGATATCCGAGTATTGCATGATAGAACATCCCGATGAGGTTAACGCATGATCTATGCGACCATAGCCCTATTGCTCAAAATCATTCTACGAAAGGCTTCAAAATGATAACAGTTGGAAAATACAATATCAGGATTGTCAAAAACGGGGATAAATACGGGTTAGACCATAAGCTTACCTATGATGAAGATAAACCTATGGTTGAATTTTATGATGCTAGATATCCTCATTCCGAATTCGGACAATTCATAACCCGTTATTACATTGGGACAATACTATGTCTAGACGGGTACTATGGTTCTGATAGACCCCTAGACAATGGTCTATGTTTAGATGGAGGTAATCGTAATGAGTGGAGCGTTTCATCATGTGAAATGCAAGTGGTAAAGGACTATATTAGCCAGTACATCTAAGTTAGTGACTACTTTTCAATTTTAAGCCCTTCGGGGCTTTTTTCTTGTCTGTCTATACCAAGCCCTAGGTTAGCCATAAAAATCGATTCTATGGGCGTTTTAATGCATTTAATGGCTATCGTCTAAGTTATAGGTGCATAGTCCCACATGGTCTAGGGATGCATCGGGGTCTAAGCCTAGGTTATAGAAGTGAGCAGCCCATGCAATAGCTATCCGCATTCCAGCATGATCACTACCATTACCCAACGTGTCTAGGATCAATTTTTCGCTATCGGTTAGCGTCATGTAGATTCTATTCGGGGTTTTACGGGGTAGCGCCATGTACTTGAATTCTCCAATATTCAGCGATCAATAAAGCTTCCGCTCGATTGATGTCCTTTTTTAGCTTTAGGGGCGCTTTAGGAAATAACTTCCTTGCAAGGTCTAATGCCTCATTTTTGTCAGCGGTCAAGTTAAAATGCTTTTTCCACTTCTGAGGACTGACTAAATGAAAAGGGTAGTTAGTCAATTCGCAAACTGCGCTGATAACACCTACAGCCCTTGCAAAATTCCATGTTGACGATATGCCTTGTTTTGGCATAGCGTGAACCTGTTCCATGCAGATTTGCGCCCCTTCTTTGGGATCGACAATGGACAGGATGCGACTCTTAAACACTAAAGCGAGAATATGCTTGTCCTTGTGTTCAATCATGAATGATTCAACGTAATTGCCATCATGGTCTATTGCACCAAGTGCGCCACTTACTGAACCAGCGTCAATCCCTATGTAAATCATTGATTTCCTTCATGTTTTTGACTAAATCGTCTTTAATTCCTACCCATAAGCATTCCAAATCAGCATCCAATTCTTTCGCCCGATGCCAAGCATATTCCTTGGCAGCAGGTTGTTTCGCCATCCAAATCAAATGCGCTAAGGTCTCCTGATACAAAAAGGGCTCTGTTGATAAGAATTTGCGGATGCGGTTTGCCATCTTTTAGGTTGTCCAACAGTTGATTGGCTTCTTCTCTAGTCATTTAGGATTCTCCATGCTGTTGCTGCACAAAGTGGGACTTGTCCATTTCCAATGGCTTTAAGTCTGTCCACCCTAGCGGCCACCCCATCAACCATTCGTAAAGGTTCGGGTTGATTGAATGTGGAATGTGAGTGCCATTCTTGATTGCATTTTTGTAAGCCCCTGAACCCCCGAAATTTCCACCGCCAGTTGGTGTGGTTGGAGTGGGCCACAATCCAAATTCTGTTTCGTTTATGTCTTGCTCCAACATCTGCTGCTCCCAACACTCCCCATCTTGCATCAAACCCCATTGAGGCCAAGTCTCCGAGAACTCTTCCAAGTCCCCTAGAAGTGAGCATTGGTGAGTTTTCCACAAAGACGAACTTGGGTCGTACTTCACAAATGATGCGTGCCATTTCTCCCCACATTCCTGATCGTTCTCCATCAATTCCTGCGCCTTTTCCTGCTGCGCTGATGTCTTGGCATGGAAACCCTCCAGATATAACGTCAACAATTCCTGACCAAGGTTTTCCGTCAAAGGTTTGAACGTCATCCCAAATCGGGAAAGGCGGGAGAAGCCCGTCATTTTGTCTGGCGCACAGTACGCTTGCGGGGTACTGCTCCCACTCGACTGCACAGACTGTTCTCCATT